AATGGTGCCAAAGGCCCATGGAAAGCATGGATGTGTCCATCTCCAAAGGGTACGCCAGACCAGTGCGAGCCACAATGGGTGCGTAGAGATACGCCTGATTGGGCACTCATAGCGTGAGACGCTTAGACCGTGCTGTGCGACGCTCGGAGGCAGGCGGGGAACCACTCCCGCCTGTCTTCAAAGCCTTAGAAGCAATGAAGATAGTGCTACGTAGGTCAGAAATCACGATGATTGCTGGACAACCAGGCGCAGGAAAAAGCACGCTCGCGTTAGCGTTGGCTCTGCGAATGCGCGTACCTACTCTTTACTTCTCGGCTGACACAGGTGCTCACACAATGGGAATGCGATGCCTATCTATGCTGTCTAACAAGACACAGGAAGAAGCGGAGTTATCCCTACAAAAAGAACCAGCATGGTCGAACAAAGTCTTACAAGATACTCGTCACATCATGTGGTCATTTGATTCAAGCCCAACGCTTGAGGATATGGACACAGAGGTCAAAGCCTTTGAGGAATTATGGGGCACACCACCGATGCTAATCGTAGTTGATAACTTGATTGACATCTCAGATGGTGGTGGCGAAGAGTTCTCTCAGATGCGACAGACTATGAAGGAACTAAAGTATCTTGCACGCATGACCAATGCTGCAGTATTAGTGTTGCACCACACTAGCGAGGCGTATGATGGTAATCCATGTCCTCCTCGTTCAGCAATCCAAGGAAAGGTGAGTCAGTTGCCAGGACTAATTTGTTCGGTGGCCCAGACTGCTACGGGCGATTTAGCAGTAGCACCGTTGAAGAATAGATACGGCAAGGCTGACCCATCAGGTAGCACCGCTACCTTCCTTGTGTTCAATGGTGAGAGTATGTTGCTTGCGGATAGGGTATCATGAGTACACCGCAGAAACGTAAAGGCTCCGAAGCCGAACGCCAAGTTGCTAAGTACCTAATCAAACAGGGATGGAAGCACGCAGAGCGTAGAGTTGCAGGGGCTACACTCGATAAGGGTGACATCTACGGCGTGCTAGGTTGTGTGATAGAGGTTAAGAACCAGAAGCGCACAGACCTAGCAGGCTGGGTAGAAGAACTCAAAGTCGAAATGCAAAATGCAAAAGTAGATATGGGTGTGGTAGTACACAAACGTCCACGTACTACAGATGTAGGCGAATGGTATGCCACACTCCCGATGTCAGTATTCGTAGAGTTACTTAAAAAAGCAGGTTACTAATGAAGCCATCTATCTCTAGGGTGCTAGAGCACTACGGTGCTCGATGCAACCCTAGGAATGGATGGCAGAAACTCAAGTGTCCATTCCATAACGACAAGCATGCAAGTGCTGGGTTCAATGAGGACAAGGGATACTTCAAGTGTTTCACTTGCGAAGTATCAGGAGATGCATACGACATCATTATGAAACAGGAAGGGGTAGGATTCGTAGATGCCAAGCGCAGAGCAGAAGAAATCACTGGAACGAGCAGTCGCTCACTATCAACAGTTTCTCGGCGAGGCGGAATCATACCTAAACGAGAGGGGAATACCACGTCAAGCAGCGGAAAGTTTTCGTTTAGGGGTAGTGAAGGAACCGTTAACAGGACATGAACACTTACATGGACGCTTGGTTATTCCTTACCTTACTATCACTGGCGTTGTTGATATTAGGTTTCGCAGTATGGATAGCACAGACCCCAAGTACATGGGACTTCCAGGTGCCAAAACGCATCTCTTTAATGTATCATCGATACTTATTAGCGATAGCAAGATTGCGGTCACGGAAGGTGAAGTTGACACTATTACCCTTGCGTCTATGGGTATACATGCCGTTGGAGTACCAGGTGCCTCCAATTGGAAACCCCACTACAGTCGCGTACTACAGGATTTCGAGGAAGTATTGGTGTTTGCCGACGGTGACCAAGCAGGTCGTGACTTCTCGAAAAGATTGGCACGGGATTTGGATAACGTTACAATCATCAATTGCCCAGAAGGAGAGGATGTAAACAGTGCGTTCATCAAGTTCGGGAAACAATGGTTCGAGGAGAGATTGGATGGATGATATCTTTGAGTATGCAGCGAACAACTCTAAGACACCAGTAGTCGTACTCCCCCTGCCTGATGGCAGGATGATTGATGTCTGGACATTCCTTGCTGCATTGTACGAGGTACTAGATGGTGATGATTCTCAGACCGCATTTGAAATGGTATCATGGTTAGGTAATGTAATCTATGAGGCGATGGAGAATGTTGTCGAAAAGAAACCAGATAAGAAATCTATAGCACAGATATACAGGAAGGAAACGGAAAACTTCGATGAGCGATTTGAACAGTTTCTTAGAGACCTTGAGAATGAAACCGACAAACCTGATGAGTTTTAGGGATGTTTCCTCTAGGTATTATACTATGCTACAGGAAATCCTTGTCAGTAAGCAGAAGGACTATGGCCCAAGTAACATAGCCCATGCCCCTGGTGGCCCGTTGAACGGACTGCGTGTCCGTATCTTTGACAAAGTCTCACGCATCAACAACCTAGTTGAAACAGGTGCGGAACCAGAAAACGAATCTTTACGCGATTCATTCTATGACTTGGCTAACTATGCAGTGATTGCTTTGATGGTAATAGATGACAAGTGGCCGAACCCAAAGGAGTGGGATGCAGATGACATTGAGTGATGGCTTTGCGAAGTACATACTTGATGGCTATTCAGGGCTAGTTAAACAGATAGCCAATGAGTATCACAGTAAGTATCCAATGGTTTCACGTGAGGACATCTCACAGGAACTATGGCTATGGTTCTGGGAACATCCGAACAAGACAATAGAATGGATTAAGTTAGATGATAAGGACTCTGATAGGCTATTTGCGAAATCCCTACGCAATCACGCTACTGGTTATTGCGCTAAGGAGAAAGCGAAAGCACTCGGCTTCGAAACGATTGACAACTTCTACTACCACAAAGATTTAGTAGAGCAATTCCTTCCCCTTGTTATTGAGGATAGGTTTGAACAACCTGCTGATTATGCTGACTCAGTAGGTAAGATATCAACCACGTCAGACCCCAGCACTGGCGGTAACTGGATGTCATACTTGGCTGATGTTCACTCTGGCTTTAAGAAGTTAACACCAGACCAACAGGCATTACTTGTTATGAAGTATGGGCCACAACAACTGACCCATGACCAGATAGCAAGTGAGTTCAAGATAACAACTGATAACGCTCGCATGAGAGTTAACAGGGCTCTACGTTCTATCATCTTTAAACTAGGTGGTAGTGCGCCATTTACAGAAGAAGACTATGAGGCTTCATCTGTCCCTAACGAGGAGGAAGATGTCAGCGAAGACTACCAAGAAACGGAGTGACTTCGACCTAGACTTTGCTAATGGCAAAGAGGGCGAGACACTTGTTGAGGAGTTACTTACTGGCGGTCGCACCGTTGAGGTCAAGCGTGACCTGCGATGGCGAGAGACAGGTAATCTCTTTATCGAGACTGAATGTTTCTACATTAGCAAGAAAGGCTGGGCTCCATCTGGTTTATCAGTTACCAAGGCAGACTACTGGGCATTTGTAATCGGTGAGAGTACAATCATTGTACCTACACAGATACTACGAGACTCAGTCGTACAGTATGGCAGACGGATTGAAAACCGTACGCCACCTAATCACAGCAAGGGTTATCTAATCACACCTGCTGACCTAATAGAGATGACAAAGGAAAAAGCAAATGCACTCGAAGAATGAAACTCTAGCCATCGGCTGGTGTGATGGTGGCATGACCGAAGGCAAGTTTGCCGAAGGTCTGTTCTACACAATGATTAAATCTCCAATTAAAATTGCAGATGGCATCCGTGTAACTGGCAACCAAATTGCTAGACAGCGTGAGGCACTTATCAGAAATTGGTACAAAAATAGTGAAACCGATTGGTTGCTATGGCTAGACTCAGACATTGAGTTGACTGCTCCTGTACTAGAACTGCTATGGGAAACCGCAGACAAGGTAAGTAAGCCAGTCGTAACTGGTGTGTACTTCATCTCTAAGGAGAATGAGCAGTCAATGATGATGCCAATGCCTTGCATCTTTACTGAGACTGACAATGAATATGAACTAGCCTATGTCCACCCAATGCCAGACAACGAAATCATTAAGGTTGATTGTGCTGGTATGGGACTAGTGTTGATGCACCGCAGTGCAGTAGAGAAAGTGTTAGAACACGTAGGTGATAAGCCAGTCTTTGGTGAGATTGCTAATGTTGGCGTTAGCGAAGACATCGTATTCTTTAGACACCTAAAGGCTGCTGGTATTCCAGTCTATGCACACACTGGTGCACAGGTTAGACATATGAAACCATTTTCGTTTGACATCAACTACTACCACGCA